GGTTGTACACGCTGTTGCGCAGCGTGCCGCCGACCTTGCGCAGCACCACGGCGTGGCAGTCCGGGTGGCGCAGCAGCTGCCAGACCAGCTCCATCGAAAGATAGCTCGATTTACCGGACCCGCGCCCGCCCTTGGCCACGACCTCTGTCACCTCGCCGCGCCGTATCGCCTGATGCACGGGCCAGAATACGCCGGGTATCTTCTCCTTCAGCCGCACTTCCACCTTGGCGCCTCTCTCCTCTCTCTTCTCTCCTAACTTTCACTGTCCACAATGACCACCCCCTCTGTTTTCGCCCCGTCGCCCAGGCCCAGATGCTTGTACAGCATTTCCAGCGCGCGCAGCTTGTCGGCCACCTTGACCGGCAGACCGCCCTCCTCGCCGGGGACGGCAAAGGCGATCTCGGCCAGCTCGTCCAGCACATGGTCCGCGTCGATCTCACACAACGGCATCCCTCCTTTTCCCGAATGGGTATAAAAAAACCCGCGGGAGGAATCACTTCCTCTCACGAGTTTCGATGGTATCATATTACCACTGTTGGTTGTGAAATACAATGAAATTTTGCGAAATCTTCGGGAAATTTACTGAAATCTTTTTCACGCCCGCTTCGGCACGGCCATCCCCTCCACAGCCGTCCGGTGCAGCTGGTACGCCCGGCGCTGAACTACCCCCATCGCCTCCGCGATTTCCGAAAAATTCTGCCCCATCACATAGCGGCGGCGCAGCACCTCCTGCCCCGGCCTATCCCGCACCGTCATGATGCCGCACATAATTTCCGCGCGCGTTTCCATGCAGCTTTCCAGCTGCTGTTCCAGCCTTTTCTGCGCTTCTTCGATACGTTCTACGGCCCGCGGCAGCCTGTCCGCGTTAGGGCCGCTGCGCCCGGGCATGCCGCTCATGCAGGCCGTCACCCGCTCGGCGTCGCTGCGCAGCACCTCGATTTCTTCTTCCAGCATGTGCTGGCAGCTGACAGACGCCTGATAGCGACCCAGCCACTCCACTTTTTCCTTATAGTCCATCGCTGTCCTCCTTATATGTTGCCGCTCCTGTCAGGTATTGTTGGTTACTCTCATCTTAATGCAACAACATATAGTTGTCAATATATTTTTGCAAATTCCCGCCTGGCAATCCCAAAAACCGGACTTCCGCTTCTTTTTCCGCTTTTCCGCTTGACACCCGCCGCCCCTCCATGCTACGATGACGATACTAAAGGCAATACCGCATAATTCCCGCCTTACGGCTTAAGCACCGCTCCGGCGGCTGCGGCACGGCATCTGCGTTGCCAAAATGCTCGATAATACACAAAGTATTATCTGCGCTTTTGGCTTAGCAGCTGCCGCACCTCGCTCGCCGTATCGGCACTTAGAATTATGCGGTATTGCCTATAAAGAAAAGGAGTGTTCCGCCATGAAGCATCCAAAAGGCATCTGGCTCCGCAGGGGTCTGCTCCCCTATTACCTCACGGGTCATCGGCTTGCGCTGGCTCTCCTGCTCAGAGATAAGCCCAGCACTGCCGCGCAGCTTGCGGCGGCGCTCACCGAAAAGGGCTATCGCACCGACCCGCAGACGCTCGAAAAATCGCTGGCCCGCCTGACGCGGCTCGGCATCGTCTCGGTCACCGACAGCGTCTACCGCTGCACCTGCGAGAAGCTCGACGCCGCCCGCTATTCGGAGTCCCAGCTCCTCGACCTGGTCGGCATGACCCAGAGCACCGTAAACGGCACTGCCTTTTACACCACCACGCCGCCCCCAAGCGTCAGCTCCCGCGGCCCCAGCGGCTCCTGACCCTTTTATAAGTAGAGGGTCCCTTCATGAAACGTCTTTCCCGCCTTATCGCCTGTCTGCTGGCGCTGACCCTGACCGCCTGCACCGCCGCCGAAACTGCCGTTCCGGCGGCCACAGCCCCACCGACTGCGGCACCCGCGCCCACCGAGGCC